CTAGCACAAACGTACCGTTGTTAAGGGTTAAATCAATAGTTTCTACTGACTTTGCCCTTGTTGACAGGAGTTCAACGTCTAATGCTTTCCAATTGTCTGTGCATGAAGACATTCTACTTTGTGCAAATGCGCCAACGTCAGGCATTTGTCTATTAAGACAATATACTTCTCCTTTAAAATCAATAAATCTTTGGATTCTAGCGGCTGGTTCATCTCCTGCTCCGCCAAAAAGATTGTAACTACCTTGGAATTCCATCGGTAGGGCTACCATCCAAACGTCAAAATCATGAATGTTTCCGTCTTTTGTTAAGACAGTAACATCCAATCCTAGGCTTTTTAGTTGGGACATTAATAAATACGTCCATGCTGATTTGTGAGATTCTGGTCTAGAGCTGTAAGTAGTTACTACATCATCAATGGCAATTTTCTTGCCGACCAAATTATCTTTTACATCATAGATACTAATCATTTGCTTTTGTTTTATCGTTGATGTAGTTTTCTAATCCTTGGATATATGCAACTGCATCTAACAAGTTATCTTGCTTATGATTGTAACTTTCTCTAGAGAATTTTAAAGCAACTAAGGCTTTAAACATATGTTCTCCAGTTACTGGGAATCCGGTCATGCCTTGAAAAATTAAGGCTGCACGGTCCATACCTTCTGAAAAAGGACCATAGTTGCGGTCTGCTTCTTCTGATCTGTGATTGACGATTTTGTCTGCTTCTTCTAAAATACTCATTTCTCGATATGTTTAGTAATTATATACGTTAGTTCAAAAAAGTTTCGAAATTATCGATATAAAATTACGTAATCGCCAAAATGTTTATCGAAGATGTTGATTAGGTTTTCGTAGTCTGAGAATGTCAGCTCTACTCTAAGTTTTGATTTTTGCTCTTGAGACCAACCTAGTTGTTTAGCAAAATTCATGGCCATTCCCATTAAATAGAATGCGTTGCCTTCTGGTCCGTTAAGATCGATTTCGATTGGACCCTCTTTCTTTTCGTTGATTGATTTTATCATGTGCTAATTATTTATATGTAAATATAAACAATTTTCTTGACATAAAAAAATATTTAGTGAAGTAATTCAAAAAAACTTTTATCGATCTCATCTACCATTTCGGTAATCAATTGAGTTTCTCTGTTTTTTATAAGTAAATGTAGGAGTGTGGATATTAAAACAAGATCCTTGTCGTCTGTTTCTTTGGCTGAAATAATCGATGCAAACATGAAATTATTTACTAGGGATCGGCAAGTCATCAATTGACCTAGACATTCGCAAGATTCAATTGATTTAATAATTTTTGTTGCGGCCATACTTGACCAATTATTATCTTTTCCGGCATTTAGTAGTAAGAATTCCATTTGATAGTGTTACTGTACTTATACAGATTAATTGTCTAATGTTTTTAGTTTCTCAAACATGAATTGCTCAAACGTTTTAACCGGCTTTTCAGCATTTTTAGCCTCTTTCTCGCGTTGTTTACGTCTTTTCTTTTGCTCTTCATATTCGTCTTCTGCCCAACCAGCTCCAGCAGGAACATCTCCAGAACCAACAGCTCCTTTAGCAAATGATGGGGGAAGTTTAATGTTTCCCATACCAGCTCCTGGCATCATTGTACTTTGAGGACCTCCAGTATTTACAGCAAATCCCATTGAAGCTTCTTTAACCTCTTCAGGTAGTCCTTCATGTGGAGTCTCTGCAAAATCTTTAAGTTGTAATACTGTCATAGAGTTTATTAAGTCCGCCACCTTGTCGCGATATTCATCTCCAACGTCAGAAAGTTGCATATACCCTTTTTTAACGGCGTATGCAACTCCCATAAGTCTTTGTTGTGTTTTGCTTGTAGCTGGCATCTTATAAATTATTTTGCGTCGATTGTTAAGAATACAGAACTTCTAATTTCGATATTGTTGCTACCGACTAGTTTATCATATTCTCCAACGACTGCAGTTTCTTTTCCAGATAGTAACGCATCGTTCATCATTCCATCTAGTTTTCTAGAGAATTTAGAACCATCAGCATCATCTGCAAAACCGATATTAATTACAAAATCACTTGGGATTCTAACTAATAGCTCTGGTTTTCCAGGTGCGTTGATACCTTCGACGTCATCAACTACCCATAGTGTTTTACCTAGAGTAGCCATAATATAAACGATTGCTTCTTTGTCTTTAACTTGCTTCATTACCTCTTTCTCGATAATTTCTGCACCGTCTCTGTCTGCCCAGTAAGACCAAATTTCGTTAAGTTCTTCTAATGTTGCATCAGAATCTCCTTCGTATTTAATGCGTTCTACCTCTTTTTTAAATGCAAATGCAACTTTTCCTACGATACCTTTAGCACCGTAAATTCCAGTTAACTGGTACGCTTTTTCATTTATAAATTGTTCAAATAATTGTACGTGTTTCATAATTTCTGTTTTATATTATTACCAAGCGTAGTTTAAGTTATCAACTTTCTTTAGGTAATCTTGGATATTTTTAGCACGTTGTCTCATGCTACCTTCGTAGTAAGAACCACCATAACCGGCTGCAACTTCTTTTTCCTGATTAACCGCGTCTCCACAATATCTAGAATATTCATCTAAAAGATTTCTCATTAGGTTTGCAGCGTCATTCATTTTAACTTCTCTTCCTTTTGGATCTAAACCAACAATAAGTTCGTCATATCTTCCTTTTAAGCCTTTAGCGATGCCGTCTTTAATTTGATCTGCGATAGTATCAATTGCTTTTGATACAAGAGAATCTAATGGTAATTCAGCTGCTTTAGTAGCTAAAATTTCATTGTATCTTTTGATGTTTTCTGCTTTAAAATCTTTATCGTTTTGGAATGCAGTTGCTCCTCTTTTAGCATCAGCTCTTTGTGACTGTAATGCACTTGTAGAATATCTTGCTCTAAGAATATCTAAGTCTAAACAATAAGCTCTATCAGCAAGTTCAACAACTTGTTTTAGACTTGAGATTTTAGAACCATAGCTTGAATTTGCTGATGATTTTGAAACTCCTGCTGAATCATCTCTTTTAGTTACTTTTAAAGTTCTGCTTGATGCTTTTCCATATCTATTCCATTCAGCATTCATCCACTCATTATTACCATCAGTAATAGCCAATAGAGTATTTGCTGCAATTGTTCTAGTTGACCAATCGCTTTGAGAATATGGATTCTCTTTTTCGTTTGTTGTAAAATAGAAATAAACAGCGCTAGCTCTTTTTTCTTTTTTAGCTGTTTCTGGATCCATTTCGATAATATCAACATCTTGGATTTTATCCAATGCTAATTTCGACATGTTATAAAATGCTTTTGGAAGATCCTTTGGCATTTTTTCAGCGCCAACTAAAAGTCCTGCTAGCTTTGAAGATGCAAATGACTCGTTAAGTTGTCCACCATTTAAATTCTCAACAAATTCTGAGAATGATTCTACTAATCTATTCATTTCAAATGATATTTTATTTTGGGTTGTTTTAGTTTCTTTCTGTAATTGAGAATAAATCTTTAATCCTGCGCTAGATAGAGTAACTCCATCTTCGGATAGGTTAAAATAATGGTTGTTTCTTTTTAACCATCTTTTTTGGTCTTCCGAAACTTTTGTCAGAATTAAATTAAATTCTTCTTTGGTTAATTTACCATCCTTAATCGCTTCAATAACTTTATTCCTGGTTTTAGCATTTGTTGATGCTAATTTAGCAGGATGAAGTTCTGTATATTTTCTCTTTAGAGTAATTGCAGCTTCATTAAGGTTTTCGTTAATAAATTCGTTAAAATCCATTGTTATATTCTTGTTTTTATAGTCTATATATCGTTATTTCATTTTAAAACCTAACTTACCATTACCTGGGTTGGTAGATGATACATTCGGTGCTTCAAACGATAATTTAGCATTGGCGTCGCTGAATCCTTTTAGATAAAAATGGATGATGTCCTTTTTAAGGTCTACGTCCATGTACAATTGTTTAACATCTAATTTACCAACGATTGTTCTTAGAGTACTGATATACATATCACCAGCTCCAAGTTTACCATTCAACGCATCAATAAGTTCTAAACTTAATGAATAACTAAATAGACCAATATACTTTTTACCTTTGTCTAATTTGTCCCACTGTACTTTTTCAAATTTAGCAACTCCTCTTCCAGAAGATTGAACTAATGGTACAACGTATGTGCTAAAGAACTCTTCTTTTCCAAGTTCGTTCATTTTGGTTTGTATAAAACTTTCTAAAGATTTTTCATCTAATGATATGTTTCCAACTAAGCTCTTTAATATAGCAACAGTTGGAGTATTTATAAATTCAGCTCCTTTAAGATAACCATCAACCACTGAATTAGTTTCGACTATTTTGAATAAGTCATATAACTGAACTTCTGCAGTTTCAGTAAAATTTTCAGCTTTTAGATTTTTAATGATGTTAGTAAGGGTTGGTGCAGCTCCTGATTTGTATTTTGAAGATATACCATATCCATCTATATAAAAGTCAACTAATGGGTTATTTCCAGAAGGGAATGAAATTCCTTTTTCAGTTTTTACCATGTTTAATAATAGTGCTGCTCCTAAAACTTCACCAAAGTCTTTACCAATCGTATTTAAATCTGCTGCTCCAAGAGCATCAATTGCCTCTCTAACATTTTCATCGTAACCGATAGTTTCTGCAAATGCAGAAAGAGCTAAAGGGTCATTAAAGAAATTAGTTGGCTTATGCGTTGAAACCAAATCATAGAGTTCAGTTAAGAAACTTTGCATGAAAAGATTAGAACTATATTTGCTATTAATTGCACCTTTAACACTACTTGCTAATGATGAACTATTCATATCAATATCTTGTGGTAACTTAAGAGAAGTTGGTGTCAGTTCTTTAGATTTAATTGAACCTTTTGGAGGATTATTATCAACAAATTTAATAACATCTCCTTTAGAAGCTTTTATTGAATCTACATCTTCTCCAAACGTTACAATAAATGTTGTGAATTTTCCGGAGTTAGAACCATTTGAATATTCTCCTGGTCCAGCTGTTATAATATCGAAATTTGTCGCTCCAACTTTATTTAAAGCATCTGATATTAATTGTAAAGCTTTTTTAGAATCTCCACCTAAATCAAATCTAAGATCCTTTCCTCCATTCTTTGTATTGATTCTACCACTTCCTAATATTTTTTCCATGGCAGGAAGCACAGTTCCTTCAATTGTTCTTGCAGCTTCATTTAATGTTAAATCCATTGCTAATTGAAATCTTGCTCTAATATCTCCGTAAGTTTGCGCCATTATATCTTATTTATAAATTGTTCGAAGGTTAGTATCTCTAAATCTTGATTTGTTTCATTTGACTCATTTGCCATAGAATAATCTAATTTATCTTTTAGTGTAAGAAACATTGAGTGCATTGATCTTGGAGTCATTTTATCAAACTCTTTAGAGTTACCATCGATCAACGCCTGTCTTACCTTTGTTGCTGATATATCATCATCACCTCTTTGGATTTCGTACAACCCAAATTCAGGAAGTACACCCAGATCTTCACGATATTTGTCATTGTTAACCATATATCCGTATGCCTTCATTCTGTCAGTACCGGTTCCCCAAAGTACTGGTTCAAAATTTGGCCTTAGCTCATTAAACATTACGTCAATGGCTGCAGATGGTACAACGATTACTTGCTTTAGGAATTTGTATTCAGATTGAACGTTGTTAAACATTTCAATTTGTGTTTCAACATCGTAAGGACGTTTAACAGCATCTTCTTTTTTAGAAGTTTTTGATTTAACTAAAAATACAATAACTGGATAGCCATTTTGTTTGTTAAGAGTTTCTAAAACTTTAACATGTCCTAAGGTAAATGGTTGGAACCTTCCAACAAAAATATTAACCTTCTCTTTACCTTGCTCTGGATAATCTATCTTAAGAGCTTCTGTAATTTTTTGGCTATTTGCTACTTTGTCGTGGACAATATAATTTTTAAAATCATGAACGTGATTTTCATCTGTAGATTCTACAAATATCTTCTGTTCGATTTTGTCGATAATTTCATTAATTTGAGTAAACACTAAACCGGTGATGATTGATGTTTCTTTAGTTCTTTTCTTTCTTAGGCTACCTAAGATGATTTTGTAAAGTTCTGCCAAAACTGGGTTTTCTAAATATTTAAGAGTAGTTTCATTCTTAATATAATTAGTGTTTAATTGGAATGATTCAACTGTTGAAAAGTTAGCTGAATCGAATTTAGCTCCTACATATTTAAATGCATTTTGATTTAAATATTGATTGTAGATTGCTGAAACTAGTTCAACGTATCTTAGTTCAGAATTCTCTTCAGTAAGTTCGATTTCATCGAAATCAAAACCATTTAAGAATTCTAATAAGTCTACAATTGTGATTTGGTACATGTGACTTGCTTCTCTTTCCTCTTTTGTTTCAATATCTCTATCAAAGGCTTCTAATTTAAAAGTTTTGATTTTAGTACTATCAACAAAAGAAACGATTAGTCCGTCAATTTCTTTGTCTAGATTATTATTAAGAGCAGATTTTGCAAGAGAAGAGTCAAATGCATGATATGCATCTCTGGTAAAAGATTTAGCAGCAAACTGTTGTTTGTACTGCGAATCGCTTAAAGATAATAAGTCTAATAATTTAGTTTTTTGTTCTGCACTCAACATACCGTCAAATAGAACTGGTGGAGCTTGTACTCCGAATGTGGTTGCCCATTTACCTAAAACTTGAGAATCAGTAATGATTTTTCTAGCTTTACCATTCTCTCCAAGGGCTTGGATATGAGTAAGTATTAAGTAGTTTAGTGGAAGCGTATCGTATTCGATTGATGCTACTCCATCTTCTGGCATGTAGTCAAAACCGAATTTCCAGTCAATTGGCATACTTTGTTTGGTCTCTGGTGAGAGACTTTGAAAATATTTAATTGCTGTCTCATATAAAGATACTAGAGTTCTATCAACAACGCTAAGCTCTTCGCTTGATCCGTTCTTAAAGAATTCAAATCCATTCAAACCTCTTCTAACGAATAGCGAAGGTGCAGCTATCTTTTCAGTAACTACAATTTTATTATTTAGCATATCATTAAATTCGTTAGAATTACATGATTGATAAAAGTCTCTTAGTTTTTGCAATGCCATTTTATCTTCCGTATTTTATAATACCCATTAATTGATTAATTGCTGCAAATGTACCAGTTAATTTATACATCTTGCCTTTATATTTAAATACTAGTCCTTCAGTTGGGATAATTGAATCGATACCACCGATTCTTTCTAGTCTAGCTAATTCTCCTTCAACCTTACTAATTTGAGAAAGGTCTCCGTTTTGTTTAATCTTATCAGCTTCAGTTCTAATTTGATTATGTAGTCTCTGCATTTCCTGATCAGGATTTGCAGCTAATAAATTAGAAACGTTTTTAAGAACGACAGATCCTAATTCTAAGAAGATGTTTTCGAAAGGTAAGATATTCTCTTTGTATTTCTTTTTAGCATCGTTCTTTTCAAAATCTTGTAACTTTTTATATTCTGATGGTGCAATTTGTTTAGCAACTTCGCGGATATTTAATGATTTTTTGTCATCAAAAGCCCAACGTAATACTAAACCTTCTTTGGTAGCATCATCTAAATCTGGGAAAGTTTTTGTAATAAGTTCTCTCCACCACATTTCATGGTATCTAGAAACTGAATCAGTATCATTTAACTTATAAACGTTTTGTAAGGCTTGTACCTTGCCTAGGAAATATCCTTTTTTCTCTTCAAAGTCTACTGATTTTCCAATCACTAAATCCTGTGGAGGTATAATACTAAATGTCTTTTGTACATCGGCTGCTACTGAATTCAGAGCGCTTTGTACTTTTTTAGCAACTTTAGAATCAGATCCAGTCTGATTTCCAGCTCCGTCAGTATGTACAATACCGTGGAATTGAATAACATCACGGTCATAATTAATTACATTTGAGTTTCCAGAGTAAATTAACTCCATATTCATAAATGATGTACCATTATTAAAGTCTTCAATATCTTTACCTTTCAGTGAACTTAGAGCCTTGTCTAGGTCAGCAGCTGCAAAGGTGAATGTATCTCTTACTGCTTGAGAAGGGTGATCCGTGAACATACTCTGAACCTGTGATAGATTAATAGGATTAGCCATTTGACCCTTGTTTCTAGCAAAAAGAACTTGACCATCTTTAATCGTAACAAATAGATTTTGTCCATCTGTTTTTTCGGTAGGAGCGTCTTCGAAATCTAAACGACCATCTAATGCTGAATCAATTAGAGTCTTAAAGTCTCCAAAAGTTAAATCATTATCGTCGAATGGATGCATCATGTGACCTGCTGCTCCGCCTTCTAATACCAAAGAAGGGAATTTAGAATTCCATCTTTCTAGTAAAAATTCTTTATATGTCTGTAGTGTATTCATAATAATCTAAAAAGACCTGAGTGTTTGTACTCAGGTCTAATATTTATCTGTTTTATTAAGATTCCTGCGCGATCATTGCTCCGGCAACGTTAACTGAAATCCAACCTGTTTTTTTGAAAAATTCTTTTGCGATTTTTTCAACTTTTTTAGCCATTGCAGGAGTTATTTCATTTTCTTCTCCCATTTCGTTGTTATCGTTCCAATCGTCAACTGCTAATTTAAAGGTAGCAGCAAAGTTTTTAGATTTATCTGCAAATGATGGATCTGCTTGTCCAGAAGTATCAGTGTTATAATCAGCCCAGTAATCAACATCAATTGATTCATTAGTAACTGATTCTCCAAGAGAACTTGTTAACATTCCAACACATGCACCGTAATCTCCTTCACATTTTTTAAGAATACCATCAGCAACTTCTTTTCCTTTTGCTTCGTCAAAGTCAGCACCAAATGCTTTCTTTAAAACTGTCATTGCATATTCTTTAAACTCGTCGTCTGATTTAATTTCAGCTTCGTTAACTACTGATTCAGCAACGTTAGCTTCCCACCAGTCTTGAAGTCTTTCAAATTCTTTTTTACCCATGTTAGAAATCATGTACTCAACAATATCGTTGTCGTAATCTTCAGATTCTTCGTTATAATTACCAGGAGTATCGATATAATCTTTACCCATGATTTTCTTAATTCCAGCTTCTCCCATTCCGTCAATTTCTTCTAAGAAATCTTCGAAGTTTTTAGTATTCTTGAATTTAGCAGCTTCGTTAACTACTGATTCTTTAATACCTAATTCTTTTAGAGATTTAACTTGAGTTTCTTTCTCTTCGTCGCCATACCATAAAAGACCGGCTTTTAATAATCTTTTGTAAAGTTCAGCTTTAACTATTTCAAAGTCAATAGTGTCTGATGAATTTTCCCATGTAGTTTCTACATACTCAGGATCGATCCAACCAATACCTCTTTTGATAGAAGTTTCCATGTCAGCATAATCCTTATCAAATTGTTTTGCTTCGTTGATTTGTTCTTTAACTATTTTAATAGAAGGGTTATGTTTAGACTCTTCTACTTTGTAAGTTTTACCATCAAATTCGAATTCTTTCTCTCCAGCTTCTTTAGCTTTTCTAACTGCATCTCCAAAAGCGTTACCTTCTTGAAGTTCAGCTTCTTCTACTTTGTAAGTTTTACCGTCAAATTCGAATTCTTTCTCTCCAGCTTCTTTAGCTTTTCTAACTGCATCTCCGAAAGCATTACCTTCTTTAACTTCTTCGTCATCTTCATTAACCTTCTTAGCGCCTGCTACTTTGTAAGTTTTACCGTTAAATTCAAAGGTCTTTTCTCCTTTGTTTCTAGCAGCGAATAGGGCTCCAGTAAATGCGTTACCTTCAGTAACTACTAATTCTAGGTCTTTGTCTTTATCTGTGATTGCGTCATCTAATTCAGCTTCTAACTTTTTCTTTTGAGCAGTTAGGTCTTTTAGTGTATTCAATATTGCTGCTTTCTCATCTCCTTGAGATTGTTTCCAAAGTTCAGCAGTATTTTTCATCTGATTGATAATCTTTGTAAAATCGTTTTGGATTTTGTTAATTGAACGAGCTTCGTCAACTTTAACAGTCGCAGATTCGTTTGCTTTACCAAATGCCATATCTAATGTTAGGCCAACGTTTGATTCTCCAATAGATTCTAAATATTTACGGAATCCTAAAGTAATATCATAACCGTTCCATTGTCCTGCAGATGAAATATCTGAAGTCCATTTTCCTTGCCATGCTTCGATTTCTTTTTTACCAATTGATAATTTAGTTCCTGATAAACCTGGAACGTCAACTTCAATAGCTTTTCCATATGCACTAAAGAACGATTGGAAAGCTGCAAAACTTGCATCTTTAGCCTCGTTGTAGAAATTAGCATCTTCCATAGCGTCCATATATAAACCATCTACAATTGCAACATGTTGCGCCTTGTCTTTAGTTAATAAAGGTGCTCCAGCAAAAATCTTTTGCAGTAATTTAAAAACTTTAGTTTCTGATCTTGCTTCGAAAATATATTCGCCATTGATTGGATCGAATGCTACAGTTAATACTCCTTCTTCGATGAATTCTGCTAAACCGCTATCTTCGCCATCTCCTTCCCAGAAGGTCTTAATCATCTGTTCTAGATCTTTTTTCTTACCAATGTATTCAACTTCTGGATAACCACCGGCTGGACCATTCATATTTATAATTTTCCATTTGATGCCTTTCTTTTTACAGAATTTAACAAGACCTTCTTCGTCTGGTTCGATTGCATCTAAGGTAACATTAGCTTCATCAAGCTCTGATTCTAATTCTTCACCATCTTTAGGATCTGCCTGCTTAGGCTCGCCTAAATCTTTAATATCATCTGCGATTTCTTCGTCGCGATCTTCGTTAAATAATTTAGAATATAGTGCTTTTCTTTTTTCTTCATCTAATTCAGACATGTCGCTTATTTCTAGCTCATCTAAAATAGTAGAGATTTTTTCAAGAGATTTTACTCTTTTAACTTTGTTTTCCTGCTCAGTCTTTACTGCCGTTTCTTGGTTTCTCATTTCTGAGAAGGACTTGAAGGATGAAATTTTGTTTAGTTCCATTTTAATAGTATTTTTTTACAATCTTATCTTATATATTCGTATAAATTTACGAGTTATTATGTTATTCTGTCCCGTCAAACTTCACCAGTTTAACATCATATTTGAATTGTTCTTGGTCGTATATCTTCTGTCTCTCAATTCCGTGTCGATAAAGGTAACAGGACCAATCTGGTGTTGATAAATTATCAACGAAATCGATGATTATTACCTCTTTCTTGGACTCATGATTTCTAAGTCCTCTACCGATTGATTGTCTAATGATAACTTCTGATTTAAACGATTCTGTGAAGAAGATGCTATGTATCTTTTTAATTGAGATTCCGGTAGAAAACGTTCCATAGGATGCAACAATGACAATCTCTTCACCGGCCTCCATTTTCTTTTTGTATTCTTCTCGAATATCAGAATCTGTCCCTCCGTCAACATAAAAAACCTTTTTCTGGCTTCGTTGGCGAAGAGCTTCGTATAGCTTTTTACCATGTTCGATTCTGTGGAAAAGTACCAAAGAATTCCTTGGTATTCTGGAAATAAGATTGACAACAAAGTCAAGGCGTGCCTTGTTGTTGATGATATAATTTTGTTCGAGTTGGAAAACATCTTTGCTTTCATATCTATTTTGTGCTAGTTCTTGGAACGCTATTTTTGTTGTTTCTGGTGCATAGTCCATTTCGATAACTTTAACTCTGCAATTTGCAATATGTCCTTCTTTCTGGAGAAAAGCAGCTTTTACTTCCGTAATAACTGGCCCGGTTTGAGACATTAAAGTTAGCTTATCTATCGTTCCTTCTTTTGGAATTGTTCCTGACAGTCCGAATTTATATTGTGCGTTTCGGCATTTTACAAGAATATCTTTTATTGACTGTGATTTTGCTTTATGGGTTTCATCTACAATAACTGCGTCGAAATCGTCGAAATACTCTTTGTCTTTTTTAACAAGAGACTGATATGTTCCTATTACGACATTAGCATTTCCTTTAATTTTCTGACCTGCGTAGATCTGCTGGATATTGATTCTCACTTGGTTCCTCCAATTATAATCTATAAAGTCCTCGCTAGCTTGTACAACCAGTGAGACGTTAGGTACAATGAAGAGTATTTTAGATGCCTTCTGTTTCTCAAGCATATATGCGACAGTCATGAAAGAAATCATTGTCTTTCCTGCTGAAGTTGCTAATTCTGCTAAGCATCTTTTAAATTTAAGAATATTATAAGAGGCATCAATTTGATAGTCGTGTGGGGTTAGTTTATAACCATCAAAGAAATCCAGAGCCCATGTCTCGAATCCTTCAGCTGTTATATTTCTATCAAATATGCGGGTTATCCCGTTTAATTTTAATTCAAAGTTGTATTCCTTACAAACATCCATGACTGTTCGCCATAAACCTGCAGGAATCCATTTGTTGTCTTTAATATATGAAATGTAGCCATCCCATATTCCCCTCTTTACAAGTGGGTTAAATCTCCACCCGTCGATTCTTTTTGTTAAACTTAAATTTATTTGTTCAAGTTCTAATTCGGAGGCTTCATCAATTCTTAAAAATCTATTATCGTCTGTTAGTGTAATTACCAAAACTTTATTTTATTTTTACAACTGCTTCATATCGATTCGATTCTTAATTGCGAATCCGATATTATCAAGTGTTTTGATAGAATTAACAAAGAAATCTTTTTGATTCTCTAGCAATTCTTGCAATTGATAATCTTCTGATAGATCAGCTTCAATAAATCTGGCTCTTTGTCCATCTGAAAGTTTATAATCATAAGTGTAATAACTTACCCATGCTGCTTTATACAATCGATCAAGTTTAGCCTTTTGTGTTCTAATCTTAGAGCTAATCGAACCAATCATATCGACCAGAATTTGTCGATAACTTAGTGCGTATGAAGATACTTCCGGAAGGTTACTACCTGCTTTTAAATCATCAGCAACTGCACGAATTTTAACAGTCCATTCAGTTCTTTGAGTTGCCAAATATTCGTCTACTTGTTGTAGTTTAGTCTGTGCTGGTTTAGTTTCAACTTCCATTTATTGAGTTTTTAAAACAACGGGTTCTTGTTGTTCGGGTCTTGTTTAATATAAACGCTACTTTTAATTTTTGCTTTGAATTTTGGAGCTACTTTAGTCTGCATCTTGGTACCTTCGTATTCGATTCTTGTAGAATCAAAGTCCATCATGGTCTTTAGTCCTTTGCGACTTTCTCTATCCTTTTCAAAATCTTCAAAATCTTGTTCTATCATATCTAGAACCTGTTTATTTTTATAAGTAATACGCATCTAACATTGAATTTGAAAAGTAATTATTTATTGTAGATAAACATTCACTTTTGTTTCGATATGCTGCTATTACTAAATCGTTTAAATCTTTTATAGGTTCTTTATATTTATCCATTTTACTGTCTTTGAGAAATTTGGACCACAAGAACACTGATTTTCCAGCTTTTAATTTTTCCATCATTTTCTTTTTACCGGCTAGGTCATTATCAAACATATACCTGATGGTCGGTATCTGGTCGATTTCATGAGTATCTCTATGTACCGATGAGAGTGCAATTGAGTTATTCATAAACATTCGGTCTAATGGTCCTTCGAAGACCGTAACTGGTCTCATAAAATCTGTTTGAGTAATTCCGAATAGAGATGATATTTTACCAATCGATATTTTATCGTGTTCGTCTATTTCTAGTGGTGTTCCCATCCATTCTAATATTTTCTCAAGATCATATGTTAAGTATTTTGAATTGCTCGTTTTAACAAGAGCTCTTGATTGCATTCCAATTACTTTTCCGCTCGAAGTCAGATTTAAAACATAAATTCGTTTATCTTTTGGGGAAAAAAGGAAGTTTTCTAATTTGTTCGAAAGAAGTCTATTTCTTAGATAGATCCAAGGTGCATCGCCTACTTCGATTCTTCGAAACTTTAGGGCATCTTTTAATTCATCGACCGTTGGTGCGTTAGATAGTACCTTTTCAAAGATACCATGTTGTAGTACTTCAACGTGATTAGATTCGGCTTTATTCTCTTTGATCCACTCAATTACTTGAATTGAATCTTCAGTGTTATCAAACCTGATGCCATGGTCTTTTAATAAACTATAGACATCACCGTGCGCTGAACAGTTGAAACAATGATATTGCAGAGTGTCCCAATAGACATTACCTCTTTTCTTTTTATCATCGGAATAACTATCACCACAATAAGGACATGCCAGAGTTATTCGCCCTGGCATTTCCTTTATCATGGTCTTATTAGGATTGTTGTGCTCTTGTTGGAGTACTCTCTTTAATAAGATTTTGATTTTTAGTTTAAGTTCTTCTGATATTTTAGAGATCGAGGTCATTCAAGAACGAGTCTAAATCATCAGAACTATCAACGTTTGCTGTCTCTTCTACTTTAGCTGTTGCTTTTGGAGCTGGAGTTGTATCGAAATCGAAATCCGTAGATTCTTCTTTCTTCGCAGCTGGTTTAGCTTTTGGCTTAGATACAATTTCATCCATTGCAGAACCTGGATTTAAATACTGACGCAGGATTGAGTTAACAAAGTCTCTTGTTTCATCATCCCATGCTTTGTATTCGTATGGTTCTAAAGAAGGTGCTGCATCTAATTCAGCTTTGATTTTACCCATTGTGTCGGTAGTCTTTTCGGCTGGTTCGCCATCAATAACAACTGCTGATTTGCTAGAAGCAAATTTAGACTTATCATAGTTATTGTACTCTCCTTGACGAGTAATAATCAATTCAAAGTTTTTGCCGTTGAATAGGTCAAAAATTTGGGTTGGTTCTCCGAATGCTGGTTTCAATTCTTCATCGATTTTCTCCTTGATTTTGTAACCAAATTTAAAAATCTTGTATTGTCCTTCGAATTCAGGGTGTTGTGGATCCTTAATAATTTTAATTAAGGCGTAGTACTGCTCACGTCTTTTCAATTTGTCAGCGATCTTGCGATCAACTGCTGAATCTGATTTACGTAGCTTAAAGAATGCTTCTGCAATTGGACACTTTTCTCCAATAGAGGTAGGAGAGTCAACAAGTTTACCTTCACCGGCTGCATCTGTCAACCAATGTACGTACTTTTTAACTAGTGAATTACGGGGATTCTTTGGGTTAGGAACAAAACGGATTAACGCTTTGTAGGTTCCATCTTTACCTTCATCGGCTGTCGGTTTATAGATGTCATTTCCAGAGGAAGTATTTTGTACTTCGTGTGTGTTTACTGCATCAACGCTAAGGTTGAAGATGTCAAATTCTGCCATGTCTTTAAGTCTTTAATTTTTCTTTAAATTGTTTAGTTCGTAAAATCTTTAAGGGCCCTTTAAATATTTAAACGATAAGGTTTATATAGAGCAACTAAATAATGTTTCACATCGTCATGTAAAAAGTGTCATTTTGTTGTTCTTTTTATATATCTCAAATTATTTTCACTTTATTTTAAAAATAATTAGGAAATCTTGAAACAAAAGGGGGCAGGTGTAATATAAGATATGGGTTTCATGGTTGAGATAAGGTACTTAGAGCGTTTCGAGCGTAGAAATGTACTTAGCTAAGAAGTAAGCGTCAACCAAATCATCTAAGGGTTTCGGGACGGATTTCCCAATTTCAAGTCCCTTCACATATTCGTGGAATTCGGATTTTCCCAAGTCTTCGTCATTCAAGCGATTCTCGGTAAAAACGTCCCACAAGACTCTTTTATTCATGTTCCCCTTTCCAGCATGCTTCTTAATAGTTGAAGGAGCGACAGTCAGAATATTACTAATATTATCAAATGAAGAAAGTATCTTGTATTTGAAGATTGCAGCGGCCGCAGCCATGTCAATTAGATTATTGGTCCCACCATTTGAACCATAAGAAACACCTTCAAAAGCGAAAGTACATGGTGTATCGTCTATTTTAGATTTAATAAGACCGATCATATTGTCCGCCATATTAATAAAACGATTGAGTTTTAAGAGCTCTTGATTCGAAAAGTCTTTTGAGTTCTCGTATTCGGGTTGGGTTACCAAAGTAACTCCATCAAAAGTACCGATATGAGCTTGCATGGTTTGGTCAGCCTTGCTGCCAGATTTTGCTTTTAAAAAAGAAATAAAGTTAAGTTCATTGTTAAGGACAACGACGCCTGGAGAGTTTAATGAGAAATCAATTCCAATATAATTCATATTAGATTCTTTTACCAAGAGCAGCACCTAAAGCGGCACCAACAAGTCTTGAAGTGAACATATCGTAAAGGAGTCCACTTTGAATTCCTAATACTTTACAAATAGTTTTACCAACAGTAGTTCCAAGAGCAAATCCTGCTAAACCACCAATAATAGAACCAAGAAGACCTTCATTAGTAAGTTCCTCATTGAATCTTTCGAAATCATAAGTACCATCTTCATTTTTATAAGTGATGATAAATTCTTCTAGTGCAGCATCAACTTTGGCTTCTAATTCTGGAGTCCATTCTGTAATAAGAGATTCTTGAAGAATCTGCATATCATTTGTGGTAACGTCTTGCTCTAGTAAATATTGTTCGAATGTTTTCATTATTTGATTGCTTTAGTTAATTGTTCTGATAATTCATAAGGATCGATTCTGAAAGTAAATCCAGCAGCATCATGTCCGGCTTCGAACCATAAACAAGTTGCCAACATTGGAGACGCGATTTGTAAAGCGTTTTCAAGTTTTTCAACAACTGAATTTTTACCGTTCTTATATACTACATCTAGAGTTTTAGAATCTGGTATAAAATTAATACCAAGACCTTTTCTATCTACAATCGTATGGACTGTGAATGTTAAATCCTCAATTTTAATTTTACCTTCTGTGATTAAATCTTTCATATAGTATATATTATCTTTAAATTTAGTCTATTTCTAGCTTTAAACTGTATTTGTTATATTTGAAATCACAAGTGAATGTGTTAAATTCAGCAACATTTTGACTCATATTTAAATCTAGCTCTGAAATTGAATGCATTATTGGTTGTTGAAATTCTGCCGAAATAACATGAATTCCTTCACCATCCATGATTTGTAATTTTAAATTATCAGTGAATTCTTTTCTATTAGCTCTACTATAATAATATAGGAGAGTATCTTGCATAATCCAGTAATTTATAAAACCGTCTAGAAGTTGCATCGTTACAGTGAACGATCTTTCGATTGTATTCTGAATTGGAATGGCTCCTCTATGGTAAACAACAGTACCATCGTTAGGTGATTGCGTTACCGGTTCAAAAGTAATTCCAGGCATATTAATACCCTGGATGCTGTAATTAACAAAGTCAATAGGCTCAGTAATAATATTCCCAGGCATTCTGTTCAAATATTTTTTATATTTGTCAGCTACTTCTTTAGGAATGAAATTCCTTGGGAACTTGAAATCATAGAGGTTATTTCTACTATTTAATATCATTATATGATGTTGACTTTTCCATGGTATAATAGAGAGCTCGTGCTTCCATTAACCAAATTTATATAAAACTTGTCAGCGTATTCGTTTGCATCTGATTCGTCAAACCTAGCAGCTGTTGCTTTAGGTATTTTAAATAAGACTTCTCCAACTCCTAAATCTACATCTGGAAAAGAAGGGTCAAAATTAACGTTTGACATGATTGCTCCACTTTTAAGAATTAGCTCAATATTCTGTGCGTTTACCAAACTAACTGATTTTGTAGTATCTCCGTCGATTTGAGCAATTTTGAATTTAACAAAATTATCTGAAACTTTAGAAAGAGTAATTGTTGCTTCTCCTTCTGGGTAAAACGTTGCATTTGTTAATTGATTAATTGTAGCTCCACTTAGATTTATGTTACTTGCTCCTGCTAAAATGTTAGTAGTATCAATTGCAACTGAAACATATTTAGTTTCACCAACGCTAGGTCTAATAGAATTAACATAATTTGAAAGTCCTCTATTAGAAGTTGTATCTGCTAGAGTATTATAGATTTTATTAACTCCAGTCGTATCCATATTAATTTGTGCTAATCTCTTACCGTATTTTGCAGGATTTCTGTAAAGCAGAGTAGACTGTTTTACGATTTGAGTATTGTCAGTTTCATTATAGATTCTTAATATGTAATTTATAATGAATGACGCAGCAACATTTGAATTTTTAATAACTGGTCGAAAAGTAATTGGTTGATCGAATTGTTCTGTTTGTACGAATGTTGTTTGAAAAGTTTGTTCATAACTTAATCCAAGCTGCTCTCTAATTTCAACATCATGGAATACTGTTAAGTCATCTCCTGTCGTAGATAATCTTGTTAAGATATAATCTTCAAATTCATTTTGACTTCCGTCTTTTAAACCATATAAAATAAAGTAGTCTCCGTCTGTTGCTTCTTTAATTACACCAGTAATATCTTGAAATTCGTCTTCTTGCGGAAGAGTTATCTCAATACCATGAGAAACGTCAGCGTATTCAACACCGTCGATTGTAGAAATTTTATCAACCAGTTTAAAGTTGATTCCGTATCCGGTAGTTGAATCTAAACGATGTATTCCACCGGTAATATTATTAGCAAAAAATGCATTTTGAAAATCTAGGTTCTGATTATTGTCAAACATGTTGACTAATGAAGGAACCTTAATCTCTATAAAT